GTTCGTGCTTTTCTATAAAGTTTACCGGCTGTTCTTGAACTTGTTCTCGATTTAAACTACCGGCACGATCATGTCCAAACCAATTATATAATTGAATGCCCAAATGTTGCAAATCTTTATGTATTTTACCATGATCACTCATGGTCATCGCTTCTAATTTTATACCTGCTTTTTGTACTGCGGCAGTGATAATTTTAAATACTTCTACCCATTCATCACTGTATTTCCAGCCTTTCATGTTTCCATATTCATCGGGAAAATGTACACTGAATACTTCAATTTGATTACGATATTGGTAAAACAAGTTTTCTACACGACGTGCGGTATCTACTGTCCAATTGTAAAGAGTACTGTATACAGCTACGTTGTGTTTGTTAGAAAGTGCATGTTCGAGCATGTCTGTACAAGCAGGATTTACCCATGCTTCACTCATTCCTGAAAAATCTATTCTAGTATTTGGTGGAATTTTACTAAGTGCAGTTTTGAATGTATCTAATGACATGTATTTTACATCTTCAGTGCCATAGGCATCTCTGAGATTATCCTGAGGACAAAAATTACACATTAGCGGACAACCAATCATGGTTGTGATTTCTAAAGTAGGTCTTTGCATTTGATTACTTATCGCGTCGTTGTCTAGGTGTAGTATCTTTATCGCGTGGTTCTGCTTGGCGACCTTTTCTGGTAACTTGTAGTCTAGTGTTGTCAGGATCTAATACAGATTGTGCTGCTGCAGGTTGAGACGAAGCTTTCGCTGCGGCACGTTCTGCTTTTCTTAATGCTTTTACATCAACCCCGGTTGATGCAACAGCGATTAAATCTACCTTGGGCATACCTTCTGAGTCCGGAGCCATTATATAGGCAACATCAGATTTAATTAAACCTTGCATACTTTCATACGAAGTAAAATATTGCACAGATTCAGAATTGTTATTCATCATTAGTATACCGTCAAAATTTGAATAGTTTTTATAATTTTCAAATCCTGTTTTTAATATACTTGCCGATATGTCAGCCGCAGTTCCGTTTAATAATGCTGATTCATAATCGCTAGTGTTGGCATGGGCAAATAATCCCTTTGCCATAATACCTACGCATCGTTTTAAAACATTTGGTTTACCAGCCAGTGCCAATCGCGGTCTAATTTGATCTACCCATATGTTTGGATTTAATCTTGGAGGTATAGCCGGGGGATTAGTATTAATTTGTCTAAAAGCATCCAAAATAGCATTTTTAATTGAGGCCATGTCCTGATCAGCTTTACGAGCATTAACCCAACGGCCGCCACTTTCTAATGTTGTTTTTACTTCAATTGCTGTTTTTCCAACAATGATATCGCCGCCTCCTTTTATACGACCACTCCATTTGATTTGTGGACTTAATATCGCAAGAGCTATTTCCCCAGGACCAACGCCCTGAGGTATCAATGTTCTGTGTGCAGCTAGCGTGGCTAGAACAGTACGGGCAAAATTGTCACCGTTAACTATATCCAAATAAGAGTGTAAACCGCCATCTAACAGCAAAGAAGTATTAATAATACCTTTTGGAAAACGATTTAAGAAGGCATCTTTTTCCTCAATTGGAGCGTTAATTTTTAATATAACATCTGCCACAGTTTCTAAAAAGTTTGCTGCATCAGCATCTTGTGACAAAACTGCGCTGATTTTTTCGTCTAAATTTCCAGCACGTAACACATTCAAAACTCTATTAAGAACGTTAATATCGTGGGTTTGCTTTACTTGAGCAACTATTTCTTTTTTAATAGGTGCATCAGCCTCTGCTAGAATATTGATTAAATTACGCATAATGTAATATTTATGGTTTTAAAATATCTTCATTCTTTTGAAAAGTGGAAATCCTTATCTAGCCATGCAGTTACTATTTCTTCCTGTCTTACGTGTCCATATCTTTTTAAACACTGTATAACATTATCATTTAATAAGTTTAATTCGGCCAATTGATACCAATTAGTTTTTGTAGGATCCATTGGCTCTACCTCTGATTTGTATACTGCGGCATGTAACCATGGACTATTTTCTTCCTTGAGAAAGTAGGCGTCCCTGCAGTCAAAACCATTGACGGCCAACATGTACATCAAATTAACAATGTTGTAATTAAAATAAACATGATTAACACTATGAGTCTGCAATCTATTGTAATAGTAATGTTGATTTTGTGGCAACACAATCACTAACATCGCATTTACGTTCATTGATTTATTCCATGTTTTTAACGCATTAATTGGATTGATAAGATATTGAAATGTGTCATGACACCATACAAAATCAACCGGTTTAGGTAACAAAAAATATGGATCATCTAAATCATAATCAAATGTGAATATGTTTGGTAATGTTTGTACTGTTTTATCAAATTGCTGTATGTTTTTATCTACTGCATACACCTTGTACTCGCGGGGCTCCGGGGGGTCATCTCTAGTTTCTAAAGTTGCCCACCATTGACTATCAAAACCCTGTCCACATCCAAAATCTGCTATAAATTCTAAACTGTCTAAAAAACTGTCATAGCCGTATAAGACTTGTAAAGTTTCTAAGCTGTGTATGTGACTATCAGTTCCATTTTTAAACTGTGCCATTTTGCATTACCTCTATTATAATTTTTTCTTTCAACGGTTTTAATCTGGTTTCCAATCGGTGGCATGCTTCGGCCAATTCAATTTCTGAACCCCAGTTAAGATTGTGAATTAAATTTGTAGCGTATCTACCGCATACATCCTTTTCAATTTGTATATCTACTGCATTATTTTTTGGACGAGCATTTGAGCATAAAGCCCATTCTTTTAATATTTGTTCTGCGTGTTCTTTGTAGTTCATTAAATCACAATATCTTCCATTCCAGCTGTTCTTAGACGAACAACATGACCTAACATAAAGTTTTTACTTTCTAGGCCTTTCATAACTCCAAGCCATTTGTTTCTAAGCAAAGCAACTTCGTTAATGATAGTTTCAAAGTCAATGACTTCGTCTTCTCCATCTGTATATTTCTCTGCGTCGCGACTTGTAAGAGCTCGGGCATAAGCTTCCAGGTACTTCTGAAAATGTTTTCGTCTAATTTTACGAAGTTGTATGTTAAGATAGTTAAGTACAGCCTCAATCTCTTGGAGTTGGTTAAATCTGTGCTCTGTAATTCCCGGTAAATTTGCAGCGGATTTTTCAACATTACCTCGTATGTATGTTTCTGTTTTTGCCTGCACAAGTTCACCTTCATAGAAGTCAATGAAGGCCGGAATATTTCCAAGATCTGCAACAATTTTATTATACCACATATTCTTTGTATTTTAATAACCATGGAAAAGTTAATTGCCAGTCAGTGCTTCTTCTTCTATCAATTTCATTTAAAAAAGTATAAAGTTTCTTAATTTCTGCGTGATCAATCAGAGCATTTTGCAAGTATTCATTAGCTATACCTTGCATGTATTCAAATTTTATTTGGTCTTCGCTAGTTTGCCGCGGCATTAATTTTAATATTTTTTCAAAGTCTTCTGCAAATTCTTCTGATCCTAAAATTGACGGAATCATGTAGCTGGGACCAGGATTAACAGTTGAAAAATAGTGTCCTACATTTTTTTTACGTCTCCATTCCACTAACTTTTCAATTAGCGTTGGCATTTGTTTAATAGTTAAATTTGTAATTGTTTGATTGATGTGTAGCACTAACCATGGTATTTCTAGTAGAAAATTAAAATTTCTTTCCCACGTCGTCAAATTCAATCCATATCGAACAAATTCTTGTTCGGCTCCCCAACTGTCAATGCTGCAAGTAATATCCAAACGTCGGATACGTTTTTCTACAATTAATTGTTTAAAAATTTGAATGTAATTTTTTAATTTTTTTTCACTTACCATTAAATTTGTTACAATGTTAACTTCTAATTTTGAATTTTTATTTTCCTGTAAAAATTTTAAAAATAAATCCAATTCTTTCTGTACCAGTGGTTCACCACCTAAAAAATGCAATCTTTCTAAATGGTGGTAGTTTTTAGACAACCAATCCAAAGAAGATGATATCAAATTATTTTCTCGATCAATTGCTATTTCTTCAAGTATTACTCCGTCTTTATCAAATTTTCCAAACTTTTTATTTTCTTGATTAATTCTGCTGCTTAAATCTCCTCGACAATACAAACACGAAAGATTACACACGTTGTTTATAAAGATTTCTAGTACTCTAGGAGTAACATAAATTTCATTTGGATTAGAATCAAGTTCAGGAGGAATCAAACCAGGTTGACTCAGCATATGTAATCTATCACTTACTCCGCCACTGTCCTCAATATTTTTACAATATCTACAACTTTCGTTGGGCCACTGGCCTTTTAACATATTTTGTCTGTCACTTATAACCAACGGATTGTTATGAAAATCAGAAAAATTTTCAACAGTCAATGGATAATAAGCTGTTCTATGACAAGTGGCAGATTTAGCTCTATCCAAGTAAAGAGCGGACCAAGTCCACTTTAGTTTACATGCTGTGTCTGTATGAATGGGAAAATATTTTTCTTTGTTTGACATTCATTCTTCATCAAGTTCAAAATCGTCATCATCCAAATATTCATCCATGGCTCTTTTTACAAAACTATCTGCACCACTGAATTCTTTAAGCTCTTTGTCGCTAAGATTGTCGACTAGCATGCTGACAAGATTATCAGCAGCGGCCTGTCGCTCTTTAGCTGGAATATATTCTTTAAGCGTAATGTAAGATTCAATTAACACTTCAATATCAATACTCATTCAACAATTTCCTCTTCTAGTTGGACAGCAGCAGTATCCTTGTGTGGATTGGCAGCAAAGTCGCTCATAACTTTATCCAAGCTGCCATCCTCATTGCGTTCCCAGGCCTTGCGGAACTGCTTGATTACAGTACCATCTGCTAGCGTGTATTTAAGACTGTTACCTTCTTTCTGTAACAAACCTTTACCCTCAAACAAGTCAACTAACCCTGAATAAGGATTCATTCCTTGCTCGTATGGAATCTTGACCTGTACACTTTCAAACGGTTTGGCGTAGCGTGTTTTCATGATCTTACATGCTGCTCTGATACCCTTGACTTCTGAAATCTTGTTGCCATCTTCATCTTCTTTGAGTTTGAGTTTACGCATAGCAACCACAATTGAACTAGCATAGATAAAACCTTGGCCGCCTGAGATCTTGTCATCTGGATCAAACATATCCTGTGATGCGTATGTGTGGTTGGTTGCCACCAATCCAATGTTCAAGCTACCAAACATGTTAACACAGTTACGAACTAGTGCTGTTAGTGCCTTGGGTTTACGACCCATGTCACCTTTCAGGTCGCCGGCTTCAAACTGATTGACATCTGTAGGAGTCAGCAACATGCCTAGACTGTCTAATACTATTAGTACCTTAGGACGTTGATCTTCGGGTAGTGTTTTATATTCCTTTACGAACTCGGTGATCATTTTGGCAACGTCGTCGATCATGGCCATATTGAGTTTGAGAAGTTTGTTCTCACTAGTGTCCACACCGAGTGCGTGTAGCCACGCTTCATCAAGTGCGTTTTCAGTATCGATAAGGATAACGTAAATACCTTGTTCTTGTGCATTCTTGACGAGATTTCCCGAGCAGATAAAGGATTTACCCGCACCAGATTCACCAGCAAAGACTGTAACCTTACCCATCGGTATGCCCTTATTGAAATCCCCACTAATAAGGTAGTTAAGAGCGTAGTTGTTTGTGCTGATCCAATCTGTTGGGTCGTTGAATCCAACGCTGATACCGTCAATACTTTTTGTAATACTTTTACGAAATTTTGATACATCAAATGGTTTAGTTGCCATAATTATAAAGTTCCTTAAAAATTTTTTTACTATCTAGGCCGCGTCGTTGATCTATTACTTTCAATTGATTAAACGATTCAGCTAAATTTTTTTGCATTGGTTCATCAATATATTTTAATATATTATTATATCCGTTTTCAAGTAGAAAACCAGGTTTTTCATTTATTCTAGCTTTTAATTCATCTTTCACTAATGTTAACACATTGTCTGGCAAATGTCTAATATTTAGAAATTCAGGTTTTAATAAAGAACCTATAATAAAACTGTTGTTATGAAAACCTTGAGCTTTTAAAAAATCTACACATTCAAAAATTGACAAATGATTTAATAGTAAATGCAGCATGTTGAATGAAATTAAATGATTTAATTTTTTAATCGTGTTTAAATTTTCTAAAAATTCATGCCATTTTCCACCGTATCTTATGTACTCGTACTCTTGCTCTATTGTTTCTAAGCTCACTGTCCAATGTACATTTGTGAAAGAACAAACCAGTTCAAAAATACGTGTATCTACTTTACTTAAATTTGTGTTTATTCTCAATTTAACATCGGGATTTTCTTTTTTTAAAGCCCGAAGTAAATTGTAATTTTCTTTGATTAAAAGAGGCTCACCTCCTGCCAAATAAACATGTTTGAGTTTTTTTAAATTGTCATAAATGTATTCCGCAAATTTCTCTTTATTTTGATCCACGGGCGTCTTAAGTTTTACTCCTAACTCGTTTTCCCATTTACTACTAAACTCTGGATAACAGTAAACACAGGCAAAATTGCATAAATTTGACCATCGTATGTCTATAGTTTGAAGATCAAAATTTTCAGCACTTTGATATGTAATTAACGGAACAGATTTGAGTTCGCGTAAATAAAAAACTCTATCACTAATAATATCAAAACTATTTTTATTTTGTTCTAAATCATAACACGGATAACATCTAGACCCGGGCTTGTTGTCTAGCATATCACGTTTAGTGGAAACGTTTTCTTTGCCATTGAGTATATCTTGTATTGAATTTTTTTGTATATTGCCAATTGGTTCCGCACTGCGGATGCAATTTTTTACGCTACCATCAAAATTATACATTAGTCCAGTCCATGGAATTGGACAAAAATTTTTATTTTTTAAATAATCTTTTGGACTCATGGATAATTCACTGTCAATGCAATTTCTTGTATTTCAAGGTCGGCTCCTAGATCAAGCATGTCTACAATTTTCTGTGCCCACGTATGTACATCTGCATATGGCTTAGGACTTGTTTGATTTGGTTGAGTTGCCACTGCACCTGGTTTAACCAAACACAATTTTGGCCAATTGCGCAAATATCTCAACTGCTTTATGGCTTCTTCTAAAGCAGTTTTTTGCACATAATATTCAGTCATTTCTATACCAGGTAATGCACTTACAGGCTCGGACGTCATAAAGGTGCTAATGTTGATAATTTTTTTATTTTCAATTCCTTGCCATTCTTTATAAAGTGCAAACAGCAACTCTGTCTGTGCAAATCCAACCTGTGCATTGTTTATAAAGACATCACAACTTTTAATTATTTCTAAAACCTTTGGAAGACTACGAATATTGTAACCATTTCTTCTACTAAGACCAATCACTTCATGTCCATTGGATTGAAATATCTCATATAGTGCTTGACCTATACCTGCGCTATGCCCAGTAATTGCTATTTTCATATAATACCTCGTAAACTGTTTTCGTTTTGAATAAATTTATCCACTTCAACTTGATTATTTTTATCAGTGGCAACAATATTCGGAAATAGATGTGCCCATGGTAAAGTGTAACTGTTTTTATACTTTACGTTTAAGGGATCGGGACTGTTTAAAAAAGCATAAGAATGTGCCAATTTATGATCAGCAACAAACTGTAATATTGTTTCCAAATTGTGAATATTTAAGGCACTTACTGTGGTCCATGTATTCAAATCTAAATTTTTAATGTTCTTATAATGCAATAAATTTTTGTAAAACACATCCCATTTAATGGGCCATCTCACTTGGTCATGAACTTCATTAATTCCATCTAAACTGACTGTTACTGTTACTTTAATGCCTTGATTAATCAAGTCTTGCAATTCATCGATTATCATTGCACAGTTGGTATTTACTCTTACTGATTGCACGTTGGAAGGTAAATTTTTTAAAATTTGTTTGTAATTTTTACTAGCACTTGGTTCGCCTCCGTTAATATCTATATGCACTACCCTTTCAGTAGGCAATTGCCAGAATTTATCATAATTGTCAAAAATTGGGTATACTTTTGATTTAATACTACCAATTTTAGTACTTAAGTATTCATTGCAAGTGATGCATCCACTATTACAAATATTATCTAATACTCCTCCAATTATGAGATAGTCTGATCTTTTTTGTTTTTTATCAAATTCAATTGAATTTATTCTTATACTGGATTTGTCAACACTTTCAGTGTCACGACATCTCACGCATTCGTCTGGCCAGATATTGTGTTCCATTTTTGTTTTTACGTCATCGAGCCATGCACTTTCTTCCATGTCTCTCAATGAGGCAAATTGCGGCGGATCTACCATATGACCGCATCTACTGTATGTACCGTTGAAGTTTAATCTTACAAAGTGAGTTAATCTAGGACACTGCATAAATTCAAACTCCTTTGTATTACTTCTTTGTAAACGTCAGAATAACGATAGCGAATTGTTTGTACAATTAACTTAAATGGTACAGTTTTTCCTAGTAAATCTTGAGTTAAAGCTTTATCAATTGACAAGTAAAAATGTATTTTTTCATTTGCAAAAGTTTCATCTGAAAGCAAGCTTTGATTTTTGTTAAATTTTAAATCAGTAACTTCTGACAGTGAATCGATTGAATTGATACGAACTTTTGCATCAGTAAATCTTCGTAAATTTACCAGCCAAAAAAATTGTGGGCAAAAGTGCCTGTTCAAGAATAGATAGTTTGTGATAAAATGTATCGCTGTCTCTCTATTTAAATTTGCATTTTGTTTTAGAAAAGTGTTAACACCAGATACAAATCTGTCGTAAGGATCGCGAACATAAATGTCAATAACAGGAATGTTTTTTATTTCATCATGCTCCAGTAATCTAAATCCCGAATTATACAAACTGCTACTACCATTTTTGTATATGGGATAGACATATCGTTGTGATGGAACTATTTCTAGTACATCACAACGATCTGGAAAAATGATGTTATCTAGTTGCGATAACATCAGACTACCTTATTGTTTACTACGATTCCGAATCATGGCCAAGATATCCTCGGCTCGCTGACTTGATGGTTTAGCAGCAGCGGCCTGTACAGGGGCAGTGGCTACTGGTGCATCATCTTCCTCATCTATATCAAAAGGTGCGGAAGACTGGACTGGCACAGGAGTCGCAGCTACTTTTGTTACCGGAACAGCAGTGAACTCAGCAGCATCATCACTGCTGCGACCTTGAAAACCGCTGGGCTTGTAGTATTGACTCCAACGATCTGGATCATATGCTTGTCCATCTACTGAAGCTTCGAACATCTCTTTGAGAACCTTTAGTTCAACTTCGCCCGGACGCTTAGGCAAGAAGTCACTTAAGTTGTAAAGACCAAAACTATCAATCGCACCTTGTTCTTGCGCTGTTAGTGCAGTTTCTTTACGACTCCACTTCGATGTTGAATAGTCTGCATAACCACCTTTGCTTGTTTTTGTAACCGTGAAATCCAATCCAGCGGTGTAATCAGTAGGCATGCTTTCTAGTTCTGGATCCATTAGTGCAGCCTTGATTAAATTAAAGATCTGGGGACTAATAACGAATCTACGAATAGGATTCTCAGGTGTTTTGTCGTCCGCTAGTGGATTCTCTCTTACAAAACCTTGAAACAAGTATGATTTTTTCTTCCAGTACTTGCGACCCATTTCTTCCAGGCCTGGATCTTTGAACCAAGTACGCACTTCTGCTAGGATAGGGCAAGCGTCACCATACATTTCTACGCATGGTACTTGTACTACAACTGGCTTTGAATCTGCTTGGCCTTTGATGCCTGCAAATGGCAAACGAATCATCAGTCGCTCAACCCAGAAGAATGAGTTTTGTGTGTTAGCGTCTGGTAGAAATCTAATTTTTGCACTTGAGCCTTCTGGAATATTCCAATGTGCATAGATGGCGTTGTCGCCTTGTGATTGTCCGCCTGATTGACGGTTTTCTTGCGCTTGTAGCTTTGCGCGAATTTCTGCTAATGAAGTGGCCATAATATATTCTCCTTAATAAATGCCATAATAGTTTGTGCCAAGATATACACAAGCATGTTTACTAGTGTATAACAATTGTATTTATACTGTCAAAACAAATTAAATTATTTTTTACCTAAACCAGATAACCAACGCAAAATGGATATTTCTTCGTTTACAACCGGTTCGTCCATAGTATTATCGCCCATTGGTTGCTGTGGTACATTGGGTTGTTGTGGTACAGGTTGTGTGTTTGTGTTTTGTTGCTGTAAAATTTGCATTATTTGATTAGATAACGCTTGTTCGCCATTTGAAGATAACCATTGAGCCACTTCTCCACGAATATCCATGTCCGGACCTTGAACTCGTGCTACTTCTGCTAGGTCAGCAAACAAATCTTCTGCTCCTTCAAACCCCATATTAGATAGTAATGCTCTGGCATCAACAGCATCAACACCTACTGAAATTGGTCTTTGCATTACTCTTAATAGATCATTTTCGTTTCTGTCATCAGTGTCATCATCCCAATTCGTTTCGGCAATGTTATCAGCCCATGACACAAATTCTTTTGCCTCGCTTGTTTCCATTTCTTTTTGTTTTTTGTATGCGTTGTATACGTATGGTAAGGCTTCGTTGAATCTATCATCATAGATTTTTTTAACGAATCTTTCACGTAGAGCATCAATATCAATTGATTCTTCGTCAATACTATTTGGGCCAAGCATGGCTTCTAGCATTTCTTTACCATTCCTACCTTGTAATTTTTTTAAATTATCTTTAACTTCGTTATATCTATAAATTGCAGCGTCAACCATACCCACTGTTTCGGCATCTTCAAACGTGCGATTTTTCATGCTACGGACAAAATGACGCATGCTTGCCATTTCTTTGACCATTTCGTTTATCAATTGACTGCCCTCGTCGCCAATACTGCCACCATTACGCAAGTGATTGGCAGTTGCTCTTGCACCGTGTAAGTTTGTATGATCTAATAAAAATCTTTCGCCAATTGGAGTTTCGATAAAAACATGCTCAATTTGTCTACCTCTGGAACCATGGCGTTCAGGATCAATTTGATCTCTGTGTTTTATAATAATTTTGTGTGTGCCTACATCACCAAAACTCATGCGTTTATTATTGCCTAATCCGTATAAACGACTCTCAGTAAGATCCAGATCTTCTTTATCGAACGTGCTATCAGTTCCGCTTTGCTGCTTTAAATCTTTTAAATCAAGATTGCTACGGTTAATATCTCTTACATCAAAAGTTAACATATTACGTTTAGCGAAATTTTTGATATTTTTCAAAAATGAATACCATTCAACAAGTTGTTCATCATTTAAATTTTCGGTAATATTAGAACTGAAATAAATTTTCAATGAATTTTCATCGATTAAACTTATTGTAATATTACCAAAATTTTCGCCATCTTGGCTTACATAATCAAAATTAAAAAATCTAGCCTGGCTAGCATCAGTTACACGTTCAGCTTTGTTATTGCCAATACTAACATGATCAAACCGAGCTCTAATCTTGTCAAATAATTCTTCAGAAATTTTATCTAGTTCACGCATAATTTATATTTATCAACTTACTTAAATGACAATGAATGGCATAGGAGCCAAGTAGTCGTCCACATTATCTCGTAACTTTTCGTCTAATTCTGCATCATAACTTTGTAAAGCTTGCACCATTCTTAGTGTAAGCAAAGTTGCAGACACTAAATCATCAGTTTCGCCTGTTTTGGCAGCAAAACTAACGCCAAATGCTACAAAAGTTTTCAATTCGCTTATCAAGTTTTTACTACAAATGGTCATTTTACGATTTTCTACAAGATTTTTCAATTTGGCACACACCGCCAACTTTGTCTTGTTTGTGGTAGTAAACCCTTTTCTGTGTATTCTTGCTTGTCCAGTTTTTATTGGCTGACTTAGGAAAGTTCCCCTGATATTTTCTTCGCCAAATTCTGCAATAACAACTAATGCTGCTTCACCTAATGTGTTATTTTCCACCGAGTAGTAGATATCATTTTGTGTTCCAATGACATCATAGATATATTCACATATCTCTTTTAAAATAGACACTTGGCGTTGAATAGGAGTTTTATTATGTTGCCACTCTGCAACTTGAAGCATGGTTGGCAATTCATAAACTTGAATAGCAGCATAGTCACCTCCTGTACCAAGGCTGGGATCTAGCCCAATTACATAAGTTTTATTACGTTGTGGTTTTTGAAACCAACGCACTTGTCCTTGTAATTCAATTGGTTCGCGACTTTGTAATTCTGCTAGTGTTATGCTGTTCACTAAAGTTTCATCATAAATCAAAAATTCGCAGCCGTGTTCACGTCTAAAACGTTCTTCGCCTATACGACCAATTTCTTCAGATTTCCATTTATCGTCACGATCTGGATGTTCCCACCAATTGGCTTGATACGCTCGAAAACCATTAATTCCTAGTACCGTTGGATTACCATACTCATCTATGCATTTGTTAGCTTGTTTCCAAATAAACGCAAACTGATCTTCGTCTGAGTTTGGAGTTGAAGTTATAATGGCTTTACCACCTGTGCTTAAAGTAGGCGAAATACTTGTCCAGAATTCTTTGGCTATTGTGGGTCGCACAAAAGCGAATTCGTCACAGTATAATAGTGTAATACTCATACCTCGGCCAGTTGTTTCGGTAGTTGTTTGGCTAACAATACGTGATCCATTTTCAAAATCAATTGAACCTTTGTTATAACTAGTAACCCCTGCTCTAATCCAGTCTGGACATAGTTCATATGCATACCTTACCCGCTGCATGATCTCCTGAGCGCCAGAATATTTGTGAGCTGCAATTAAAATGGTGCTATCTGGTCTAAACATTGCAAACCATAGCAGATATCCTGCTGCACTGGTAGTCTTACCGGTTTGTCTAGGCATAAGACTTATACTGAATCTATTTTGATGATAAGTACCAATGAGTCTTTGTTGATACTCAAAAGGTTGATACAACATTTTTCCTTTTACCGGGTGTTGAATGTAGAAATAGTTACTCATGAAATACTCCGGACCAGTATCCGGGTCCGCACACTTCATAAATTCTACTATTTGATCTTCAGAAAAATTGACCTTTTGATAAGGACTTTTTACAATACTTGTTGTATCATTGTTTTTCATACAAATTACTTATGAGTCATACTTTACTTTTGAATAAAGATTACACGCCAATTAGCGTATTACCGCTGAGTGTAATTCACTGGCAACATGCTATCAAACTTATGTATCTGGGCAGAATTCAAGTTATTGAAACATACCCGGATTGGATAGTGCATAGTGAAAAACTTGCACTGAATGTTCCTAGTGTTGCTATCACACTAGAGTATTTTAACTTTAAAAGAAAAGTTAATTTTACACGTTACAATATGTATTTACGTGATCTTTACCAATGTCAATACTGTCTTGATACATTTGATTTTGATCAATTAACAATTGATCACGTGGTACCAATAAGTAAAGGTGGTCGTACAGAATGGACTAATTGCGTTACAAGTTGTAAATCGTGTAACTGGCACAAAGCTGATAAAAGCAATGTTAAACCAATAAGAAAACCATATAGACCTGATTACTATGCTTTGGCAGCGGCCTGGAAACACAGTCCATTTAGAGTTAAAGATTTAAAATGGAACAAGTATCTAGGGAGAGATGCTGATGCCGCTTAAATTGGCCGTTCTCCTGTGAGCCAGGGTTTTGAAAACCAAAGTTTGAACCATTCCTCAGTGCCAGGACGAATATCATGCTTTCGCATGAGTTCGCCTTTTTCATTTCCAGTCACTGAAATATTACTGCCAGCAAAACCTTTATATTCTTGCATCACGGCACGATTGTTAATACCAGCTAATACTCGTAATTCTGCAATAGGATCATTCATTGGTTTCTCTTGCTAAACAATAGGCTTTTATTTTATCTTCTCTATAGTACGTTATTACTTGTACTATTTCTTCACATGCACTGAGAGTAGGGTAACTGTTCCATTCACGCCAGACGCCGTCATCCACTACAAAAACCATGAGAATAAAAATATACTTCATTAATGATCGCCATATGGAATGACCGGGCGATCATCTTCATGTGTATCTGGTCCTAGTTGCACCACGATTGTTTAGCTTCGCCGTAGTATTCTCTCGCGAATCCATTTTGAATTAACATTGTACGTAGGCTTTGTCCATCTAGGATCATATCACCTAGAACACGACCACCAAACTTGTCCCACCCATATAAAATTACTTGGCGCTTTACGGATTTAGCAACCGCATTTTTAGTAAACGCTGTGGCCGCTTGTCCCCGCTGATCTTCTGATGCACATTGAGCACGATGACCTTTTTCTGGAGTATCAACACCAAACACACGAACTGCCAATTCTGGCTTAAGTGGTGCTGGTAAAAATGGTGCTGCAATAACAACTGTGTCACCATCGTTTACTCTTACAACTTGTGCATCATATGTGGCACCTTGTGGTGTTTTTTGTGCAAATGCTAAACCTGGTACTAATAATAAAACTGCGAATAATTTTTTCATTGATTTTCCTTTTAGTGTAGTTTGAATGCTGATATTTTGGCAACATCCTGTGGTTTTTGTGTACCCTGTAATGCAGCCGGTCCTTTGGTAATTTTAAGTCTTGGATCTGTGTTTGCTACATTATCAAAAGGATTTACATCTGGTTTAGTAAACGGTGTGCCTTCTGGAGGCGGCTCGTTATATTCACCGTAGTCATCTTTATCTGGGTTAGCTCCTACAATGTGTTTGATAGAACTAGCGGGCGGTGCGGTAACAATTTGTTCACCAAGAATATCTAAATATCGCCTAAAGAATCTTGGGTCGGTCATTACCAAGACCTACATGACCAATATCGCGCCTTCCATCTTGGCCCTGGATTATCGCAATTGTGTCTAGCTCTAAAACTCTTACGACGCTTGGGATTTGACTTTTTGATACGCATATTAGGATCGCCAAATTCTACTTTTACGATATTGCCGTTTGGTTTTCTTACATACACTTTTGATTTCTTTACATCACCAGCCATTTTCTTACCTAAAGGAACCGTACGCCCACGATACTTGGCTTCTTCTAAATCGTTATCAGTAGATGTTTCAAAATTGTGGCTACGAGCATCTTTTTTGCCATTGATCGGGCTGGTAGAATCTTCTGCAAGGGGCATGTTAGAATTCTCATTGAGATATCCCACATGCGTTAAAATTCTCATCATTGTGTCATCTGCTTCGATTACAATACCATCCTCTAACACATCAACAACATAACTTTCAATTAATGTTTCATCACGAGCAATTTCCATTTCAAATACATCGCCAATGGTAGGATGCTCATATGAATCTTCTACTTGTTCAATATATTCTCTTAGTGATTTCATTTTTTAATTCCAGGTTTAGGAATAGCAGGAGATGATGGTGCCTTAGGAGCCGCTGGACTTACAGGATCCATTGGAATTGGAGGTGGTACGTTTGGCTTTCCTTTTTCTGATGGATCAGCTGACCATGTCCCAGTTAAATCTCCTGGACGATCGCCTCCTTTAATAGAACCTTCGTCTGCTTTTATTAACACACTGTCTAATAACCCTTGTAATTCTTCATCAACAATTTCTTCTGCCATTGGATTTGCAGCACGATTGGCTGTGCCTGGATCTTGGTTTTTAGGCTTGTTTAGATCATTGCCTTGGCTAAGAATACTGGCAACGGAATGATATTCTTTGTTGTTTGGACTATTCTTGTATTCCTCGTCCATCATTTCATCATCGTCTTTACTAACAACCATTACTGGCTTGTCATCGTGACTGTGTCCCATATGGCCCATGCCAGCTAATTTTAGCATTTGAATTAGAGCTTCTGCTTGATCACCTTGCGCACTAATGGTCACACTCTTGGTACCATCGCTGCTCATATTTGTGCTAACGTTCATGGAATCACGTTGATCCATGCCCATGTCACCGCACTCATCTACACGGCTTTCACTGAGTCCGGCTAATCTAGCTAGTTCACTGAGTTGATTGTCTACAACAGGCATAACAGTTTCTTGAAATTGACGGTCATAGCCCATGAGTGCTAGTTCATCAGCAAAATGGTCACTTACCCACTGGTATGGATCACCTTCGCGTGCTTTTGCTACGCCGTACGGCATTTCGCCCGCATCAGCATAATAATCATATAGTGCTTCGTATAAATCACTATCAAGATCGTCACCAGCTAAAAATCTCTTTGTTTCGTGTTTAAAACGAGTAACAATGTGCTCCAAGTTACTTCCTGCTTCTAACATAACGCTTTCAGATACCTTTTGTGGTAAACCTTTGTGTTTTGTACTAGCAAAATCTTTTGCGTCTTTTTTACCCATCCCTTTAGCCGCTTTTTTAAGCTCTGGACTAGCGCCTTTGACCTTTTCACCTTTTTGCATGGCATGTACCATGCCCATAAATTTTTGTTGTTGCTTACTTACTGCTTTTTCATTTAGTTGAATACCGCTTAATCTCAGCATTTCATTAAATGCTTCCTCTAGTTGTTCTTCCAAGGATTCGTCTGTTTCTTCTTCTAACTCTTCTTCAAATTGTGGAGTTCCGAAGGCATCTTTTTTTATCCCTGCACCACTGGTAATTGCTTTTCCACTGCTACTTACAACGTCGCTACCTGAAGTGGAAGTGACTGTATTTTGCGGTGAAGGCATAGCTGCTTGTGTACCGCCTTGTCCTTCGGCTCCGGTAGCCGATTGCGCATATCCACCCATTTTTGGTGCCGCTGCTACATTAACAGGTTCAGGTCTGGCTAATTCTGCTTTACCTGCTGCTAATGTTGGATCGGTGGCAGGGTCATATTGATCTCGAGTTTGATCTTGTCCAGCAAAACCAGCTGCTGTACCAGCAGCCATACCTCCACCAATTGCTGCTGCTTTTTGTTGATCTAAACTTGGCGCAGCTGGCGCTGCGGGAGCAGCCGCAGTAGCAGTAGGAGTTTGTCCTAACTTTGCAGCTAGTTGTGCCGCATTACTAGGGCCGCCACCTGGTGTTGTTTGAGCAGGTTGTTGTGACTGAAACGCTGCTCCGGCTGCTTGAATATTTTTTGATGTCGAAGCAGGTTTAGGTGCAGCAGGTTTAGGAGTTCGTGCTTGAACTAATTGCCCTTGTTTTGCCATTCCGGTAGCAATTTGAGATTGACTAGGTGTTTGTGGTGTGGCTGCTTGTTCACCTAATATATCGCTGTATTTTCTAATTAAATTTGGATTCATTTTATTTCCTTAACACTGATGTAATCAGTTTATTTTTCCTTGGTTAATTCACCGGCTGCAACATCTGCTGCCATGCCGCCTGCTGTGGTTGCTGCAATTTTTGGCATAGTTTTTTGTGCCAATCGCGGAGCTGTGCGGGCTAATGCTTTAGCTCCTACTGCTGCTCCACCTAAAAATGGTACACTACCTACTGTGCCTACAACATCACCAACGGTGGTAGCTGTGGGGCTTCTTTGTGCTGCTGCCTGAGTCTGTTGCGTTTGTTTTTCTAATTCTTGTTTATAATCTTTGCCACTCATCTTAGCTGCTAGTTTATCGGCTAATCCAAAAGTTGCGGCATTAGCGACGCTTCTGACAAAATCATCTGCCGTTTGCAATTTGTCAAGAGTTTTGTCTTGAACGGTCTGATTAGAATTTTCTGTAATAACCTCGCTAATTTTCATTTTAAAATCTGGCCAATCTGATTATGTCTTGTATTTCTTTATTTACCGATTTTAGATTAGGTTGTGTTCTGTTCTCAGCTACCGACGATTTTTGATTTTGAGATTTATCATTATCAGAATCTTCCGGTGCTTGTGGCTCATTTTTAACTGTACCTGCCGAAGCTGGTGTAGTTGTTGTATCAGAGGAGTCTGGTGTTGTGACAGTACCAGCCGAAGCAGCAGGTGACACAGCAGTTAGTTGTGAGCCAGGCAAGCGTTGTGATGCTGCTCTGAGTCTATCTAATTCTGCCTGTGACTTCTTCATGTATTGATCAATGCTCAATTCACCACGCTTGTAAAACCTAGGCTCTGGTTGTACTATTTTGTCTAGTTTTTGTGCTAGTGTTTGTGGCTTTTCATCATCGGCAGGTTTGGCTCCTTGCGTAGCAGTGGTGCCAGCTGTTGCTACAGTAGCAGTTCCTGTACCAGTCCAGAGATTTTTTTTATCTAGAGAAGCTAGTGTATTTGTTTTGTCCCTCTTGGCTAGCATAGTATCCAATCGATCATGTGTGTATTGAACACTTTGATTGGGCTTCAGTGCTGGATTTTGAACATACACTGGATTCAATACTTTTTCAGGTTGACCAGTTTTTGGATTTTTCTTTGTGACATACTCAGGATAAAAGTCGGACATTTTAGCCTTTGGTCCGGCATTGTGCATTTTAACTGCCATATCTGGACCAAAGTGATGTGCCATGTATAATGTTCCTCCTGTTACAGGCACTTGATTTTTCTGGAATATATCAGTATAGTCTTTTGTGGCCACATTCATGAACTCCTGCTGTAGCTTAGGATCACGTTTGTATTCTTCCCATGACTTACCATAGATTGGAGTATTACGATTTTTTGGATCACGAGCCATACGCTCGGCTGTAGATTTTAAAAATTGATAGTGGCCATATGCCGAACTACCAGCTACGTTTTTTATGTTACGGCCGCCACTCTCGGCACTTTTCATAGCATCCATAAAGGCCTGCTGCGTTGCATCAACTTCGTCTAATTTGATCTTTTTTTTTACGCTTTCGTTGGCTTCTTTACCCCATTGACCAAAACGTTCGTCTCGTCCTTGTCTGATTTGATCAATGTAGTTGCTAGGGGTTGGTGTATCAGTGCTGTCATCAGTATCGTCTTGGTCCTGCGATGAAGGTTCTCCGGCGGAATCTGATGGTTTGGCCGCTTGTGGTGAGTCTACATCATTGGCAGGGGTGTCAGCAGCCGCTGAAGATGGTTCACTGGTGCCACCTGATCCTACAAATCCTTTGACTACATTTGCAGCAGTGCCCACTGTTTTTCTAGCTGCACTACCTACACCTTGTGCTGACAAAGGATCTTCCTCGCCAGCAAGATGATATGCCATGGTTCCAGTAGCAGCAGTTGTTAAAGGATTTTTTAGTGCTGCACCTGCGGCCTGTGTTGCTATACCGGGCCCTTTAATAGTATCAAGTTCCGCTTTAAGTTTTCTTAATTCTAATTTATCTTTGGCCGCTTGTATTTCGTCTGCTTTTGAACTAGATGCAGGTGCCGGCGTAGGTGCTGTAGGTGCTGTAGGTGCTGTAGGTGCAGGTTGTCCAGTCACTGCTTGCCTTTGTTGCGGAGTCATCTGCTTCCACTGTTGTTTTGTAATATTGCTAGGACGTACAACTGCAGGTGCAGCTTGTTGAACAGCAGCAGGTGCAGCAGGAGCAGCACCAGTAAGTTTACTACCTAACCATGACAGGCCTTTCCCAACAAGGCCTGATTTACCTTCATCAATGATTTCTTTAATTTTCATTATGCAAATCTATCTTTTTTAGGACGCCCACGACCTTTTGGTCTTGTATCAACATCTGCACCTTTTTCTACAGCATCATAATCACGTTCGTGTTTAACTCCAGTGCCGGTAGTGGTTTTTTTACCATGTGACGTTTTGCCTTCTTTTTCTCTCATGCGCTTTTCAGCATCTGATACGGTAGGAAAACCTTCTTTAACAGGATAAGTTTTACCGTCAACCTCAAAGCTGGTCTCACCGGCATCAATAGCATCCTGTCTTTTTCCACTAAATTCGTTGCCTTCGTCTTTTTGTTTTTTCTTGGCACCGGCAATTTTATCTGCGTAGGTAATTTTGTCTTTGGGCTCCGCTAGTGCCGCAAAACTTTTTTGCTTGTGCGAAAGCATTTCTTCGTTATAACTGCCTTCGTCTATTGGACCTTTAACTGCTTTATCCAACATAGCAGCAGCATGTTGTAGATAATCAGTAAGGTCATATTGTTGGATATGACGAGCAATATTGCCACCTCTCATTGGCGCGATACCATCTTGTTCGCTGCCCATCGCAGCGTTGTCTACCAAGTCAATATACTTGCCAATGACTGCACGGGCCTTTTTAAACTCAGGTGATCTATTGCTACCAAAAGTTGCGTTCAAGACATCTATTAGGTTATCAATACTTCGCCCTGGGTTATTGATTTCTTGTTCAACCGCAGCCAATAGATCTGCTGGTCCTTCTTGATCTACAGCTTCATCCATCTTGTCATGCTTGGCACGGATCATGGCCATTTTCTCTTTGCTAGCACCTTCACGACCGGCCTTCTGTAATGCTTTCATTCCAGTTTCGCCATACTTCTTTTTACCTAAGTATGCTTGTAGACCACTTTCTTCTACTTGACTTTCTCGCATTTTTTTGAAGCCGTTATATTTTTCATTTAATTGCTTTTCAACTCGCGCAACTGCTTCAGCAATCGCGCCTTTATCAGCCTTGTCTTTCTTCTTGCTTTCATCTTTTTTATCTTCTTTCTTTTTATCCATACTCTTACTTTCTTTCAGAGTCTGTACATTATTTTCAAGCTTGTTAATCTTTTTTATGATGTCGTAGATATTGTTGCTCATTATCGTTTTCCTTTAACGGGGGGTAATTTGTTTTGTTGACTACCCACTGGACTTTTTGTTCCTTGTGGTAGCTGATTGGTTGTTGATGCCGGCTTAGTTCTTTCACCAGCACGAGTGGAAGTTAATTCAGGATTTGATTCCAATGCAACCATTTTTGGACTTTGCTTTTCTAATTCTTTAAGCATGTTATCTTTACGCCGGTCGCCTACCAAGTCTTGACCGCCGGGAACATCTTTAAGTTCCGAATCTAATAACAAACTGCCGGTATGATCTTTGCCGTATGCTTCAAATGAATCATTTTGATCAGCTTCGTCTTTACCATACACATAAACCGACTCGGAAATTAGACCGGCTCGCGTTTTTAGTAATTGTAAGATCTGTGGGGTAGTTACAGGATAGGCTAATTCAGCTTCAAATTGCCAGCACTCACAAGGACCCCATTTTGGAAATTCTCTGTGCTCTTGAATTGGCAAACTCTTAGGCTTAGAAATGCTAACTAATTCGTAGGCATTTAGCGCATTCTTAATTTCTTCCATGATTTCGCTGGGGTTTCGTTTTGCAACTTTTATGCGAAAATCGTATGTGGTATTTCTTTCTGCAATATAAGCATGAAGACTTTTCATGATTTTATCCTCTTATTGAGTATTTATGTGTTTTTGTTCTTTTGAAGAATCTGTTCTAGCAGTGCGTTACGATCAAGCACTATGCCTTGACCATCTAGAGGTCGTTCTTCAGGAATATCTTTGTTTTTTTGATGATCCAGCCTGGCTTTTTGTAGCTGTAGCTGTACCATGCGTAGTTTCTTGTCCATCTTTGCTGTTTTAGCCGTGATAGCATGACCTAGTAACGTTCCGGCTGTTTGAAATACCACGCCGCCAAATCTAGGATCCATATTCATCCCAAGTTCCATGAGATCTTCAAATTTGTCTTTGGCTAAATTGGCTAGTTCATCCATTTCCTGATCGCTGGCTTCTAGATCGCGTACAGTTGGTAATGCTATATCAATCTTGTCAAGGGCGTCATCTACCTTTGCAATAACTTCTTTGTTTTCAGCAATGGTCCGCAGTGCTTCGTTGCTACCAACTTCGGCTGTGGATTCTAGATCCGGAAGATCAAAAAGTTCGGATAATTTTTTTGTCATGCTCGTATTTACCGAGCGCGGCCTTGATAGAACATATCTGATTCTGTGACTACTCTAAAACGTAAACCATTTTCTTTGGCCCAGGCGTTGGCAGCAGCCCATTTGTGCATGTTAAGCACTGCCGCGGCTTGATCTCTCACACTCTTTCCAGCTGCTTCTAGCGTAGTTTGTTTGCCGGGTTTGATTTCAATAAGTTCGCCGATACGTTCACCGTTTTTGTTCTGATATATAATTAAAAAATCAGGAACGTAAATAGTATTACGATTGGTAAAAGGATTAGTATAAGGAATGTGTATTGCTTCACTTGCCCATTGTATTACAGCTGGATTATTATCACAAAATCTCATAAATGAGTGTTCCCAACTACTTCTAAAATGAGGCACACGTTTCCCTACATATTTGTCAGGATTTAAAATTTGATAAAACCCGTTAGCGTATTTGGCCATTAAAAGATAATTGTCCTCGCTATATATTTGTTAGGTACAGGATTGACTCTAACTCCTAAATAAGAACTTCCAACTCTTTCAAGATTCAAAAAGGCAACAATATAGTCGTCTAGTTGACCAGGAGATAATTTTTGAAATTCTCTAAGTATGTCCATTGGATTACTACCTTGTTTGATACTGGTATAAATTACAGCACTAGCTAATGCCCTGGCACTATCTTTATTGTCAGTTACAGTTTCAAAATAACTTATAATCGCAGCATCTATGTTAGATGAAACTTCAATGGGCACTTCAAAAAAATTGTTAAAATATTTTTGATAATCGCGTAAGGTTATATAATCTAGATTGACGCGATCTAAATTGGTTGGATGATTAATTGGATTTAGTTTTGACATTATTCTTTAGCGATTTTCTGATTGCTAGGCACACGCGGCAACTTTACATCAAGTTTCATAATTTTTTGTTGCTCGATAAGATTATTAGTAGTGCTTTGCACTATGAAATTTATTTCTTCTTTAGTAATACCACTAGAATTACCAAAAAAAGAACTAGTAAGGGGTAAACTGTTTGCTATCATTGTTGTGGTGCCGGTGGTGTTGATGTGCCTGCGTAGGCAGGTAGTGGGGATAATGTAGCAAGATTGGTTTCGTTAATAAAATTCTTAACTTCTCTAGAAGCAATTGAATCTGATGCAGGCACAAAGGTTGCTGCATATGGAGTTCGACTTAACGGGTTGTTTGAAGTCGTCGGTAACAAAGTTCCTGTACCAGACACAAAAGCAGATCCTAAATTTGTTGCCCCGGCTGCTAAAGAGTTCATACCTTGCGGCATGCCTGTTAACGGGATACCACTTGATCCAGAAATTGAATTTACAGATGATCTTAAACTTTGTTGTTGTTGTTTTACAGCGGCTGCCAAAAAGTTATATGACGGTTGAGCTTGAGAACTGGTAACATCTCCTTGTTTACTAACATTATATACTTGATTCAGTGAGCCTCCGGTCATTTTTTCACCAGCTCCTGTAACAACTCCTTTGATGTTATTTGCTAAATTTTGGCCAGTACTTGGACTGATAAATGCACCAGTGTTTACGCCAGCTACGGTAGCTGCAGAAACTCCTGCTACTCCTGCCATGTTTACTACACTGGGCAATAAGGTTCCACTACCAATGGCAGGCAAATTTATACTACCACCATTACTGGTAGCAATTCCTGGCGCCATTGCTAGTGGTCCAGAAGAATTTTGTAGTCCTGGAAAATTTTGCGAAGTTAAAGATCCAGCTGTGGGAATAAAAAATCTATCCCTTGGATCTTTTCCTCTGATCATGTCAGTGACCGCAGTAGTCAATTCGCCTTTTGCCAGGCCTGACAGATTAACATCTTTGTTAGTATTAAAGGCTCTTAATGCTGTAAATGCAGCAGCACCAAAATTTCTGTCTGATCCATCTCTAACGATGTCATCTACTGCATTTAATATACCGCCAGGTCCTAATATGCTGTTAGTGCCTCCGCCAGCTGGTGTAAGAGGACTAGGCGACTTATCATAGTGTAAGTCTGCAAAACCTTTTACAGTGTTTTTGGTAACGAATCCACTTGCATACAGCACAGTTTCATAGTTCACAGACATGCTACATTCCATTCCTGTGCCACTACCGGTATTGTGTGTTCCGTGTTGAAATCCCACAATGGTAGGATTTACAAGTGTATATTCACTAAATCTTTTTTGATGTAAACTGTAAACTCTAATAGATTTTATGTATTGTTGTTCATTTTGACTATCATATGAGCGCGGACTGTATCCAAATCTGTTTAACAAACCTCTTTGGGAGTCGTTGTATAACGAAGGAGCGTAATGAACAGGATTTACGATACCAGATGAACTAGAATAACCAATGTCAAGATCTCTGTAATAATAAGTCAGATAGTCGTACCATAAACCTCTAACAACATTGGCCTGATCATCATGAAACGTAATATTGATGTCATTGTATGTTATTTTTGTCTGTACTACGTTAGGTCTATTATATTCGTTCAAGGTTTTGGCTTGAACACTGAATTTTGGTAAATCCACTGCCTTAACTAACATGCCATGTTCAACTAATTTCATACTATCTTTGATTCGAGAAAGCTGTGGATCTAAATCAAAGAATACATGAAATATCCAATCTGATTTGGGTGCTAATCTAAAGTTGTTATCAACAAATAGGCGTGCAGCATGCTGACGATCTTTGATTTGATCTCCACGCAGCACTTGTTTTAAAAACCCATCAAATATATTTGGCATGTAAATATTTATTCCAAAAAAAAGCCCGGTTTAAACCGGGCTGTTAAAAAGTACAAAGTTATTAACCAGTAATCAAAGTACCTAGTGTTCTTCCTACTGCTGTACCAACACCAGTTCCAGCCGGAGTTTGAACTGCATTGTCATATGTTACACTTAATTGAATCATGGCTGCTTCGCTAGTGCCATAATTCATTTCACCATAGTTTACTGAGGTTAAAAATGCACCGTACAGTTCCCATGTTTCTAGCACTGTCGCTGCATTTTGTCCATTGCCACCATCTAACATTTCAAATTTTAAAACAAACTTATAGTCGATACCAGAAGAGGCAGATGATTGTTCTGCAAAGTCAAATTGCTTCTGAATTTGTTCGCCTACTAGTTTCGAAACATTACCGCCAGCGTCATCACGTAAATTAACACTAACTGGTTCCCAGCTTGGTTTGCCAACCAAGTTAACTTTACTGTTATATACTTCAACAGTAAAAGGATTAAAGTTTACGTTAGGACGGCTTATATCAGCTACTTGCTTTGTCATTTCAACTCGGTCAGTACTAACACCAAAGTTTTCAAATATCGCACGGAAGCGATACTTCATCTTAGGCATTAATAAACCTTGTGAACTTGCACTTTGGTTAGTAGCTAATGGTACTGTAAATCTTGTTAATGAAGCTATTGCCATTTAATTTCTCCTGTTACAGGTATTTACCTTTTTTTGGAATCACAATATTAGGGTCACGTGACCCTAATATATACCTATATTAAATTCCTGCTGCAATGTCACCTGGGTTCTTTAATCTAATTGGAATGTAGATGAATTCAACTGCCTTGACTGGTTCAATTGCAATATCCACATATAACTCGTTACGTGCAATACGTGTTGGAGTGTTGTTAGATTCATCACAAATTACCAAGTAGTCGTAAACTCCTCTCTTAGCAACTAGATCGTTTATTGCACCACTGATAATATTTGCAATTTGATCTCTAGTTATCTTGTCGTTTGGTTCAAACAAGAAACCGTCGCCAACACTAGCAAATATGGTACGTAGATAGTTTACCAATCTTGCTACATTAATACGATCCATCGAACTAGCAACTGGATTGCGAGTCTTTTGTCCCCAAACTACTAAACCAACACCAGGTAAGTTGGTGATTGGGTTAATTTTGTTTTCATACAATGTGTCACGTAATCCAGATCTGATACCGTTGAATGTAAATTCTCCAGTGACTGCATCAATATAACCAATGCTGCTGGCATTATCAACCAAGCCTCTTCTTGCGCCAGCTGGTGCAAACCATTGATAAGCAACATTATCATTGCGTAAAATTGTTCTCAGCGCCATGTGACTAGACGGTACCACTACATCATTTCCTAGTAGATCAGTCGATCTTCCACTTGGATAGTAGACCGCCAAGTAAGGATCTGCTGTGGCCAACCCGTCACCATTGGTGTTATTGCTCCAATTGGCGATATCTACCGAATTAGGAGCTAAACGCATGGGCGTATCACCAATAATAAATCCGGTATTCTTACGATCATTGTTCAACGCAACCATTTCATCTATACACTCTGGATATCCTGGTGCACAAATAATATTAAACGCAAATTGTTCTTCTCTAATTTCTGTGTTGGCTACTAATGCAGCTTGCATAGCTGCTGTTACCATGCGTCTTTGCGCCTGACGACCCATATATGGACTTCCGTTGTCTTTCAGTCCACTAGCAGTTTGCCATGTGTCTTTGACTGTAGGCAATGATCCTCCAGCGCCTGGTACTGTAGGTAGATTAGGATAGTCGTTGGCATTAAACTTATTACCTACATATCGTTTGACATTAAAACCGCTGCGTCTTGTGTTAAACAGTAAAATGCCACGTGGATATAGTCTATGATCAGGTGCATCTTGATCGATGTAGTCACTGTATAACAAACCAGTTCCGTCATCTGCATTTGCAATTGTAGGCAAAGAACCGGTAATAATGTCGGTTGTACCGCTATCGTCCCATCTTGCATCCGCGAATATAATACCATTCTGGCTTACTTGATCAGTGTTGTCAATCAATAACCAGTCTTCCCCATCATAACGATACAAAACAGGATAGTTTTCAAGGTCCCCAGAATCTAACCAAATATCTCCCGCTACTAGAGCAGTAACTCCGTCGCTTTGTGTTTCTGGCTGACTTGCACTAATAATTACACCAGCCGGATCAGTACCAGACAAATCATAACCACGTGCATCTGTGGTGGTTCCGTCATAGTATGAACTCCGATATCCTTTCCAACCTGTAGATTCTTTGATCATGATATCTACTGCGGCTGCATCTGCATAGTACCATAACGTGCCTTCGTCTGGTGCTTGATAAGGCTCAGTGGAACTGTAAGTGTATGTCAAACTAGAATAATTGGTTAGAGCAAAATTATCAAACACCGTTGAATAAACCACTCCGGTTGTGTTTGTAGTAAACCCTGCGTCTGCAACAGGAGTTCCAACTCCGTTTTGTAATAAGATTATACCACCATATATATGTGTAAAAGTAATCTTGTCATTGCTAAATGTAACATTGATTTCAGGAATATTTGCAGCAAGTATATCAGTTACAAAACTCTCAGGTGTGGTACCAGACAGTGTAACCTGATATTCATCGGATACTAAAGCACCAATTTCAGTAACTAGTATGTCTAATCTATCTCCATTGGTGAATGGATTAGCTGCCAAAGTGCTTCCTGTAATGATAGTTTGCCCTTCTACTCTTCTAATAAAAGGTTGATACCCTGCTGTTTCGGTTTCCAGTGGATCGTACACAATGAAAAGACTGTTCAACGCAATACCATTTCCGCCGCCGGCTGGGTCATTTTCTAGAGTAGCTGTTACTAAATTTTCATGAAAATCTGCTGCCTGTGTGGTCCAAGAATCCGATGATGAGCTATATTTTTTAATTACAAAATCCGCACCGTTGCCAGTTGCGCCTACTTTCAAGAAAATTGATCCAGAAGGGCGAGGTACAGTGTCAAAACTTGACCAACTTGGTACATCTACAAACGAACCATAAATTAATTTTGGATTGGCATATGTGCCTGCTGTGATGCCTAATCCGGCCAATGGTGTACCGGTGCTATTGGCTATGGCAATTTTGCCGTCAGCAGTGGAACCGTTGCTGGCCGCTGAACTTGTTGCATAAAGTTCTAGTTTTCCATTTACTGATGCAGCAGTAACTCCTGTTATGCTTTGTGCATTAATCTGAGTGGCCACTTGAGCCATTGTGAATGCCGATCCGGAATTACCAACAGTAAACGGAGATCCGTTATTAATAGTAATCGAATAAGTTCCTGCACCCAAGTTGGTCGATGTGGTACCGCGGATGGTAGGCCAAGAAATTTCCCAGGCGTTTGTACCAGGTCTTACCCAAGCATTGCTACGATTTTTGTAAAAAATCAGTGCCTTTGCTCCAGTCCAAGCTACTGCATAATTACCAATTTGTCCAATACTGGTCTTGGGTACGTTTATACCACCTAACAGGGTTACGTCATCTGATGATGTAATTACAATAGGACTCTTTAAATCAAATGATCCAGTTACAGCATCCCACTCATGGATGCCCCAAGTAGTTTCAGCTAAATCTAGCCAGTATGTGTTATTTGCTACTGCTCCTGTTGGACGCACACTTGTAGGTTCTAGTGCCGCCAAATCAATATCTGCACGAATAGCAAACAGTCTATTCACTTGGCCTAGGGCACTGTGTGCCGCTAACAAGCCGTACTCATTTCTTTCATCGCCATGTAAAGGAGTACCAGCAGCACTTTGATAAAAAGTAGGATATCCCATTGCGTTAATGAGTTCTCTCTGACTGGTAAATGTCAAAAGCTTACCGGCTCTAGCAGCAGTTGTGTCTGTTGCCGAGGAACCTGCAGGATTTGTCTTATCTTGTGCTGTAGCAAGTACTACTAGAGGCACTGTTCCAACAGCACCGGGCACATAAACACTTTCGTCTGATACGGTAATTTCTAAACCAGGAGATACTAATGCCATTTTATTGTCCTTTATAAAACTTTCAAGTATTTATGTAAGGTTTAGATATTTTGGATGATAAGCGGTACCTTTAAAAGGTCACAAATAAATAAGGATATGTATAGACCTTATTGCCAGGCGTGTAATGAAAATTTGTCAGCTATTAATTACGTTAGAAAAGGCGTAGTGTATTTCAGAAAATTATGTACACACTGTATTAGGAAGAAAAGCAAAATAAAACCAGTGCCGCCCGCATGGGTTAAATCTGGTTACAAGAAAAAAACAAGGTGTGATAAATGTAATTTTGTTGCAAAAAACACAAAAACTCAGCTAAGAGTATACTATGTTGATGGCAACTTGAAAAACAACGATTGGAATAATCTCAAAACTATATGCCTTAACTGTCAGGCTGCGCTGGCTGATTTCCAATTGGGGTGGAAACCAGCGGACTTAATAGCAGACTATTAATTTTAGCATAAAGTTCATCTAGCGTACCATTATTTTCAATTTCATAATTAAAAGTCTGCCCAATCCATGCCCACTCGCTGTGATGTACTCTAGGGTAGCGTTGTGGCATAAGTTGTCCTGCATCTTCTAATAACCACTGACGGTCTTCGTGTGTTGTATTTTCTCTCAGCGCACAATCGTACCATTCTGGCAGTTCCCCACGTTTCACCCACACACAAATACCACCATGTTTTCTTATAGCTGCAATTTCATTGGGAAATCTTACATCGCTGATTACAATATCATCAACTGTTTTACGTAACCTATTTTCTAAACTAGCAATCCAAACGTCGTCATGAAACCCTCTCCTACAAACTTCAGTGCCCCAGAGTTGTAGCATATATCTTGGGGTTAAATTAGGCATGTCCAATCTTTTAGCCCACCAAGGGTCCACTTGTTCACGCCATTCTCTAGCTTCTGGCGTTAGGCCTTCCAATAACTCACGATCCCATCCAAACACTTGTGCCACTGCATCTTTAAGAGTTCCAGCAAAACTGTCTCTACGAAAATTGTGTTTAGCCACTAGATAATTAGCCACTGTGTCTTTACCTGAACCAATAAATCCTGTTACGCCAATGATCATAAAAAATGCCCCCTAAGGAGCATTTTACATAGTTTGTTAACATAAGTCAAACGCCGTATTTGTTCTTTTTTCTTCCTGCTACAGGACTAGTTCTGTTAATAGTCGCTCCTTCTTGACTGCGCATATCGCCGTCATTCATGTCTTCATGTTCAGCATCTACTGCCTTGTAGGCCAAGTGCAGCATATCCTGTTCTTCTTTACTATAAGGAGCTGTTAGTTTCCATTTGCCTACCCAGGATTCTTCATCAACTTCGGGCATGGTTTTACCATCGGTGCTAGCTAGAGCCAACCCTAATCTATAAAGTGTATAATCACTGTTCCACTTTTTACCATCAGTGAACTTGTTTAGTCCACGCATTGCAAATCTTTGACGACGTTTGAGTTCGCCGCGGCTTTCTGATATAATGTCCTTGATTTTCATTAACCTATTACCCAAGTTAAAGGATACGATCCATCTACATAATCTCTTAGTGCCTGTTCTAGTTCAGTCATTTCAGCCACCGCTTCAGATTTTAAGCTTGACCCATTCAATTGCGTACCACCTTGTGGACCAGCAATAGTAGCAAACTTTTCTCTAGCTTCGCCTAGAATACGTTTGGCAAAACTGTATGCATATTCTTGAATCCACGGAAACGCTTGATAATCGTTTAACAACATTGAATCTGGTTTGTAGTTATAGATATGCAACAACACATCTTCCATTTCTCTTGGATTTTGATTGGCTCCGGCAAAAGGAATTTTTCTGATCAATGTTAGCTTTTTACTGGTTTTGTTGAATGTAAAATTCAAATAACCACCAAACATTTTCATGGACATTTTTTGGTAATCAACAAATAGTTCGTAGCTTAACAGGCCTCCTACACGGCCTGCCACCAACATATAAGTGTTAAGATACCCAGAACTAAAAGGTTCAAATTGGCTGGCTGTGGTACCAGTTACTGATCCAATGCCTCGTCTGTAAGCAGCTCTTACTTCCATTACTTCATTGGGCAAAATGTATTCTTGTGTTTCGGGCTCTAGTTTTAAGAATGCATAGGATTCTTCTTGACTGTTAGCAGCACGTTGGCGATATTTAATTAGAGCTTGCTTTATAGCCATATCGTAGTGTTCTTTATCCAATTCTACATCTACAATACCGTCTGCCAATCTTAGTCTAATGTAATCGGTAATTTCAGTGCGTTTGCTGTTTACTGTATCTAGTTCGGGCGCAGAAATATTGCCTAGTGTTTCTGTTGGATCATAAGCAATATGTCCGGTTCCGGACCCTGCATTACCGTTGAATAAACTGTCGGTAATTAATACGCCGTTGGCGTCAAAGTTGATTGTGTCTGCTGTAGCCATTTAGGTGTCCTGATAAAGTATTTACCAGAACACCCAGGACTTAATTGATTCGAAGCAGGATCATGTCAGCACTTATACGTCCATTGCCCGCGGTTTCTGTAGCTTTGATATCTTCCAAGAACTTACGTAGTTGTACTTTGGTAGCTTTGAAAAACTCTTTGAGTTTTTCTTCGGGCTTTCTAAGTGTTTTACCCACCGATGCAGTGGTGTTAAATCCAGTTAAACTTGTGCCCTTAATGCCCAATGGACCAGTTACACTGTCTGCAATGTATTTGTACAGTTTACGAGTCTTTGTGTTATAGCACCAAAGCTCTTGTGCGCCAATGATATCCACTGGATTGATACTTACTAACTTTAGTGTCTTTTCTTCACGCATATACTTGAGCTTGCCTACAACCTTTTCTTTGTTGGGTGCTCGTTTGACTCGAGCTTTTTTAGTGGCCTTTTTGACATTACGATATTGATCAATAGCAGTTTGCATACTATCAAAAAAAGCAAAATGTCTTTTATAATCAGCAGCACGATAATGACGATAGGCTTCTACAAATTGTTCATCTAGTTTGTCCATTGCTGCTGTAAGATACATCCTTTGTGTATCAATGTAATTTTCAAACTTACCTAGCTGTCCTTGTGGAACGTTGTTAGTAACAAAATAATCGTATGCTCGTGGATCCACAGTTTCTCCTTGCACTACTTCGTCATATAGTCCTTCAAAGTGTGCTAGATGCTCGCTGGTTTTTTCGTTTAAACGATCTTGAATTGTTTTAACCGCTACCGGTGCCACTGTTTTTTGTTCTGTTGTGGGCTTAGGTCCGGTAGATGTTTCAGCAGGTGCAGAATCTGCGGAGCTAATAGCATTTGCTATTTGTTGTTGAAAATATGTTAATTCTTTTTCTCTAAATGGCATGCCCTGTCTATTAGACATAAGCAGAGCATAGGCTGTCATTGTAACAGCACGATCTGGACTGCGAACAAAGGCACTTACGTCTGCTTTGGAATATTTGTTATCTTGCATCCATTTTACTGCATACTTTTTTAAATCTTTCTGTTCGTAAAAGTAATTGTAATAAAAAAAACTACGACGTAAATGGTGATCAAATTCTGCCTGCGACATTTTTAAAGCACGTTCAGTATCCCACACTGGTTCTCCACCTGTGTACTTTTCATCAGTAAACAATGGGTCACGTGTTTTCTTTGGTGCTTTTTTAGGTGCTTTGATAGATTGTGCAAGTGCCATTACAAACTCCTTGAGTTGTATAAAATATAATTATACTACTCTTTGGGTTTTTCGTCAAGTAAGGCACCAAACATTAGCCAACCTTGCAATTCTTGCAACTCTTGTTGCACTTTTGTTAACTGCTCGTTGTAGCGCACAGAGTGTCCGTACTTACGTCTATCTACATTTAAACGACTAAGTTCATTTACGCTGGCCTCTAAATTTCTGTACATTCTTTCCAGCTGACGTTTGTTAGTCAAGTTATACATGGCCCAAAGATTACGCCTAATTTGTTTATCTATATCCGGCCAATCGTCAAGCGAATTAAAATCACTCATAGTTTAGTATATAGCTTAACCTAATTTGTGTCAATTTTGGTGTCCGCTAAATACTAGATAACAGGAAACAATTGTGCCACGATTATCACTTTGGAAAGAAGGACGTCATACTAACGATTACAAATTTATGGATCGCCGCATGAGTGAAATGTTTACTGTGGGCGGTACTGGAATTTTAATACACAAATATCTGGGTATACACGAACAAAATCTAACAAAATCAACAACTACTACACAGTCAAACGTTTCCTCTGCATTAGGTATTAATAATACTGAAGACATCGCATTGGGCATGTATGTAGCCGGAAATGCGATATCAGCTGGTACCACAGTAGTTGCTAAAACGGCAAATACAGTAACTTTGAGTTCAAATACCACTAGTGTTATTTCTTCTAACACCACAGTTAAATTTTATCGGGATGCAGCCGAACCTAGTTATATAAATGAAAGTGCTAAGAACATACAGGATTTGTTTTTCCTAGAAAATAGAGATAGAAAATATGATACCAGCGTGTACTCTATGCGCGGTGTATATTCTGTGCAGGATGCTACTTTTGATCTAACACAATTTGGATTGTTTTTACAAGCAGGCACTCTATACATTGTTTTTCATATCAACGACATGATAGCTACGCTAGGCAGAAAACTCATGGCCGGTGATGTGCTTGAGTTAATGCATCTTAAAGATTACAACCCACTAGACGATACACTACCTGTAGCACTAAAAAGGTATTTTGTAATCAGCGATTGTAACAACGCCGCCGAAGGTTTTAGTTCAACATGGTGGCCGCATCTTTGGCGTGTAAAAATAAATCCATTAACAGACAGTCAAGAATACAAAGATATTCTTGATCAAATCAAGGTTGATGAAACAATACCCGGATCTGGTACAGGAAATATTACACTAGGGTCAGTTTCTAGTATTATACAAAAGTACCAAGACATAAATGATGCAATTATCAGAGAAGCAGAAACTAATGTTCCCTATTCAGGATATGATACTAGTTATTTTTATGTAAAACCCACTACTGAAGATAACTTATATCCTACATCACCATTAGGTGTTTCTGCTGATAGTAATTTAACCGCTGACGGAAATACAGTAAACTCTAGTTCTGGAATTGATAGCCCAGCAGAACCATTAAAAGGTTATCTTACTTCTGCAGGCGGTACAGTAAACGGGTTACCGGTCTCAGTGGGTATTATGTTTCCTATTAGTCCAGTTACTGGAGATTTATGCCTTAGAACAGATTATAGTCCAAATAGATTATTTAGATATGATGGTCGTCGTTGGGTAAAAATGGAAGATAATGTGAGAACCAATTTGACACCAGGCCCAGAGAATGATACACTAAGATCAAACTTTGTAAATGATACAAGTACATATACCAACAATAGAGGTAATATTACAGTTAGACAAAGTCTAAGTCAGGCTTTGAGACCCGAGGCAGATAACTAATGGCTCAGCAATATTTTTATGACGGACAGATACGTAGATTTGTAATACAGTTCATACGTGCTGTAAGTAACTTTGAAGTAGAATTTGGTAAAGACCGTAACGGAACTAGAACGTTACAACGTATTCCCGTTTACTATGGCGATGCCAGTAGACAGGCCCAAACTATTTTACGTAACAACAGCGAGAATATAATGAACGCTGTACCTGCTATGAGTGCTTACATTTCTGCTTTGACTTACGAACAAAACCGCATGCAAGAACCAAATTTTGTCAGCAAAATGCATTTACGTGAGCGTCGTTTTGATCCAGAAACAGGATTGTACGATACACAACAAGGTGATGCATATACTGTAGAAAGACTAATGCCAGTTCCATATAAACTAACAATCAAGTTGGATATATGGACAAGTAACACCGAACAAAAAATGCAAATAATTGAACAAATTGCAACGCTGTTTAATCCCAGTTTAGAAATCCAAAGCACAGACAATTACATAGACTGGACCAGTCTCACTTTTGTACAACTGTCAGATGTCAATTGGACTTCACGCACAGTACCCAGTGGCGCCGAAGAGCCTATAGACATAGCTACAATGACATTTGAAATGCCAATCTGGATAAGCTCGCCGGCTAAAGTCAAAAAACTTGGTGTTATACAAAAAGTTATTGCCAGCATATATGACGAACAAGGTGCATTTGACGAAAATACAATTTTATCAAATTTGATTGCTAGAATCAAATATACACCAATGAACTATGGGATTTACTACGCAGGCAATCAATTGAAATTGTTGAAGCCTCATGAGATAGCCGATGATGACGGAACCTTACATGTAACTGATCCAGTTAATAATTGGCAAGCTCTAATTGAAGTGTACGGAACTTTGCGTACAGGTCAAACTGAAATTAGATTGGCACTACCAACAGGAAATGAATTAATAGGACATGTTACCTACCATCCCTCAGATCCAACTATATTATTGTTTACTTCAATTGAAGATTCAATGCCAAGTAACACACTAGATTCTGTTGATGCTATTATCAACCCCCAAAATGTTGATTACGACGGTATACTGGCGACCCCGGCAAACGGAACAAGGTACTTATTAACTGACAGCATAGGCAGTCCAGTGAATATTGGCGGTTATAGTGCATGGGGAGATTTAGTTGCCAATGCCAATGACATAATTGAATATAATTCTGGTAGTTGGTCTGTAGTTTGGGATAGCGAAAACCAAACCAATTTAGAATACATAACTAACAACAACACAAACATTCAATACAGATGGACAGGTTCGGCCTGGGTTAAGAGCGTAGAAGGTGTGTATCGAGGCGGTGAATGGTCAATAGTAATATAGGTTGCGGCGCACTAATCTACAGTAAAAATACACAAAGGTATTTGTTTTTATTACGTAATCAAAAGAAACATGCAGGGTCGTGGGGTTTAGTTGGCGGAGGTGTAGAATTAGGCGAAACACCGGCTGCTGCATTGCAAAGAGAAATCAAAGAAGAAATAGGCGATATCGCCTACGAAAAAATTATACCGTTAGAAAAGTTTACAGCAGAAACAAAAAACTTCGAATATCACACGTACCTTATAGCAGTAGATGATGAATTCGTTCCAAAGTTAAATGACGAGCATCGAGGGTTTGCATGGACTGGTATAGCTGATCATCCTAAGCCATTGCATCCTGGAGTATGGAGAACTTTTAGTTTCTCTAGTATAATAGAAAAAATAAAAACAGTTGAAAAACTGTTCTAAATGTCTGCTTCTAAAACAAACTGTCTGAGATTTAGACGTCTGAGATTTAAACAGTATTTCCAAGATTCAGGAATAGTTCCTTTACCGGTTTTGTTAACCAACACAAAGTCTACATCACTATATGTTTGGAAAACCTGTAACATAGAATTTTCGTATAGCAAAGCAGAAGCAGTATTTTTACCTATATAACCATTTGAACCAGAGTACACGTTATAATCTGCACCTGCGGTATCAAGTGTATCGTGTCCTAGTAAATAGACTTTTTTATGGCCGTCAAAGCAGGCAAGATATGCTGCTATTGCACCCGAATTCCATCCTGGACTCTGTGGTATTACATGAAAGTTTCCTGGATAATCTAAAATATTTTTTACACTAGCATATACAATATGATTTTTGCAATAATCGCCTGATTTTAAATTTGCAGTTGCTATTTCATTGGCAATATCATCTCTTGTGACAATTAAAAAATCAGGATCAAAATCTCTATAAAGTGCATTACAACCATATAACCTTAGAGTTTTATCGCCTTGAAATCCTCTATCTTTTTTGAGCAATTTGAGATCAATGATACGTTGCCCTAATCCATTACCTATCACCAGGGCTGTGTCTGATTTTGGAGTAAATGCAAAACTTGTTCCTGCTGTTTCTTTATTGTAACTCCAAGCAGAATTTTCATAAACTGCTTGTGTAACAATTTCTTCACCGGTATAATCTTTTCTGTAAATCTTTTTAAGTATGGCCATATGTCAATCCAAATTATGCCTGTGCTTCAGTCCAGGAAAGTCTACATGCACACGAAGCAGTTGATGCGCCAATGTTACGAACCATGATTGTGATAATGTCTGGTCCATCTGGATAAAATGCTGTGTTACTTCTGGTTTCTCCGCCACCTAAGATACTTGACCCCATGTCTCGCACCAGCGACAGTTCTTGCTGTGTTGTGGTAAAGTTTGAACCACCGGCTGTGTTCAAGTAAAACCCGTAAATGGTTTCGCCGCCGCTGATAGTGGTGGTTCCTTGATGAGGCACATACTGTGCCAAGCTGGATCCGCCCACCGTTTGCCAACTCACCGAGCCATTGCCTACAAACCCGTTAAGTACCAAGGTAACCAAGAACTGACCAGTACTAGTAAAGTCCAGCTGACGTAACACCATCTGCATTCTGTTCACAATTTCTCTGCTGCCCAGTGTAGCTCCTGCCAAGCCATTACTGACACTGGGAGCAATTCTAAAACTCAATAAAGCATTTGTGGCACCCGATGCAATGGCCAAGGTCGATGTCATGCCCTGAGTAAACACAAAGCTTTTATCATCATCATAGCGTCCGTCCATGATCACACTTGTGCCCCAATGACTGATAGTGGGACTAAAGCTGGGACTGTGCAATTCTACTGCCACTGGTGCCACATTACTGTAAGTAAAGCTTTGCGGCCCGCCAGTGCCCATTCTACCAAAAATCATGGCCTGTGTGGTAGAACTTGTTGCTGCTTCAGAAAGTGTAATAGAAGTATTTGTAGAAACACTGGCCACAAATGTATCCGAAGGAATACCGGTACCTACCACATATTGTCCTACTTGTACATTTAACGTGTTGCTTGCAGTCACAATTGCACTATTAGCAGTTTGAACTACAGTTTGTGTAACACCTGGACTGCCTCTGGTTAAACCAGTAAAGGTTGGACCAAACGTAACTGTTTGTGTTGATGTAAATGTAGCTGGTTGACTCAGTGTCACTGATGTATTTGTGACCACACTTTGCACAGTGGTTCCAGATGGAATGCCATTGGCTACCACGTATTGTCCTGTTGTGACACCTGTAGTGCTAGCACCTGTTATGACTGTGTTACCAGCTGCTAGATTGAAGCTGAGCGAGGCAGCACCACTCTTGCCTGTGTATGTGACAAATTCACTGGCAGCGGAATTGTGGATCCATAGTGTACCTGCCGAAGGAAACTCTAGATGATCGGCCACACTCATTGTGGAATCACCTGTACCTAGACTGGCAGACAATATAGTGTATTTGCTAAAGGTATTGACTTCGTATCTGCCCGGCAAGTTGCCTGAGCGCATGTAGGCTTCATAATTGATATTGTTGTTGGCCTGTTTGTGTGCATAAATGATGTCTCCGTTGGTTCCACGGAATCCCCAACGAATAAAGCCTGCACCGTACCAAGAATAATCAATGTAAAACATCTGCATGCGACCTAGATCCAGTCTATATCCGCTAGGGCCGGTGCCGTCAAGTCTGTCGATGTTGAATTGACTCTGTGGTATTCTTTGGTCAATGGTTTTGGTAATGACTGCATTGTTAGCTGCTATCAGTCCGCGATAGGGTGGTGTAATTGTAAAACTGCTATCTGACGTAATATCAACCACACGATAGGTCATGCCTTTGATACTGATAAAATCGTTGGGATTTAATTGTTTGGAAAAAGTTGGTGTAGCAGCGTTGTTGGTTGCTGCACTGACCACTGCGCCACCTACAGCCACATTACCAAGTGCACCAATTTGGTAGGTGGAACTGCGTTTGACCGCATAAAGCTGTTGACCATCATATTCATAAAACAATCCATTTTGACTATCAAACATGCCCAATTGAATTTTAGCTCCGTTCCATCCGGTCACAGACAATTGTGGGAACCCGGTAGCAACCGCTGCGCTGGGCGTGCTTGCTGCAATAAAGGTAAATCTATATCTATCAAGTGTTTGTGCCACAGTGAAATTACCATTGTAGGCAGTTTCGTTACAGCCAGATATTGCAATAGCAGTACCTGGTGATACAAATTGTGCTGCTTTTGTGGTCACAGTGACTGTGGTTCCACTACTGGTCAAACTGTCAACCTGAATACTGGGCCTCATGGTAGAGCCTGTACTCATTTGAATGCCTTTACCTGACTGATAACGGAAATATCTACGAGTTTGTCTTATAATTTGTTCGTTGTGACTGGCTGTAAAAGTGCTAAAAGAAACACCACCATCAAATGCTCGATGTTGAAAGGCACCCTGCGGTCTCACATACACGTTGCCACCAGTGGGGTTTCCAGCAGGTGCAGTCACACAATAATAGCTGAATGCCGAACTGTTACCTACTCCTGCTACTACCCACGAGCCATTGGCATTGGTTTGGTTGGTACCAGACACTGCTATTTCGTTGCCCACTGCCAGACCATGTGGAACCGAAGTGACCACGTTGACCAAGTTACCACTAAAACCAATACTGCTGAATGTGATGGCTGCATTACTGAATAGTGTACCCGAATATGCATTAGTTACACCGCTTACAAAAATTGATCCGGTCACGCCAGGGTAGGCCGCTCTTGCTGTGTATGTAAAACTTGTGCCTGCACTGATGCTGTCAATTATGTAAAGACCATCTGCACCAGCATACAATGTATCAACAATAAACACGGGTGTGCCTGCTGCTGGCGGGCTGGATGTCAATACTGTGATAGTTCTAGAATTGTTTGTGGCATTAATACCTGTAATCGTAATTGGGTTGTTGGTGTTCCAGGATGCAAACGGACGATTGTTGGTTAAGCCCAGGCTTTCCCATTTGGTAGACTGAGTACTATATTCAAAGTCAGTGTCAATCAAGGCCTGTGGTTGACTGGTTCTGAATTTGTTAACCGGATCAGTATACAGTTCAGAAGGCTTGAAACTTTCTTCAAATTCGTCAATGATAATTTGCAACTTGTCAGTGCTGGTCATTCCGCTGGTATTGTAAGCAAGCACAATTGTGGTCACTGTGTTATTTGCTGCGTCAGTGGTAATGCTGTGACTGCTTATAGTTAAACTGGAGTCTGAAAAATTGAAAATTACTTGGTTGGTAGTTACATTGGTAATCAGTACAAAACGCTCTCTAGGTAGTGCCCTAGGAATAACTATGGTTCGTGTACTAGGTGTAAATGTGTAATAGGTGTCTAAAATCGCTTTTCTAGCCATGTCTGCTCCGAATATATACCTTATTTAGTTGTTTACATACCCAACGCAATATCAACTGGTCGGAATGGGTATATTTTTGGTGTGGGCTGTGGGGTTCCGGGCTGTGTTCTGGCATACACTATGGTGCCCGCTGGTGGTGTTTCGGAAAACTTTAAATTACCTGCCGATAAGGTATAGCCCACATCTGCGAAAGTTGAGTGGCTTAACCATACAGTATCGGTGTTTTCTGTGTAGGCTGGCTGGAAAATACCATTTATAGTTACCAACAAATTCCATGGGCTGGCCACAGTCACAGTGCTTTGATTGTAGGTCAGTCTAAATGTGCTGGTTCGACCGTCCGGGCGAATGGCATCTAGATCGTACACTAATGCAGAAGTGATTCTTGACCCGTCTGCAAAGTTTACACCTGTAGATAAGGTAACATTTGATGCGGTAATATTTGTTGCAGTGATATTGCCTGTGGTACTAATATCAGTGAGAGTTTGCCGTTTCCAAGCATTGTTTGTGGCATTGTAAATGTAGCTAATACCATTTACTACAGTGGTTGCGCCATTTACGGGGGAAGTTGGAAAGCTCATTCTAGTCCTTTTTTATTACTTATCGCAATTTGAAAGTGGCAGTGGGCGGTGTAAAGTTAGCTGTGTATCTTGCAAAGCCTTTGGTAATACGTAGGTCATCGATGTAACCATTGAGTTCAAATCCATATGAATAACTTCCGATTACAACTGCATCCGCTACTGTATTTAAAGCAGTTGTACTTAAAGCTGAACTTGAAGCTTCTGAAATACCATTAACATATAAAGTTGCAGTACTTCCGTTTCTAACTCCTGCGATATGATACCAAGTTCCAGTCGTTGGAGTTGTTGTGCCGTCAATAACTATTTGCGAGGCAGATACTGGCTGAACTAGCAAGCGAAACTTTCCTGCGGAACCTACTCCAATTTCCCAAGGCACGATTGATCCGGCACCATCACCAAACGCAGCAAATCCTTGTCTTGAAGTTGCATTTAAATACACCCAAAGTTCAATAGTCCAATTGCCAGATCCAAATATAAAATTCTGCGAGGCCGGTGTTTTCAAATAATCACCACTACCATCAAAATACAATGAACTACCGCCAAATTTACTTAATGCTGTGGACACACGAGCAGCACCCACAGTTTCAAAAGTATTCTTAGCTGTTGCGTCTACAATTCCAGCATTGGTGAAGTTAAGTAACAAACTTGTGTTTGCCGTGGCTGTTACTGGAGCAGTAGGTGGAGTAAAATTAGAAGTGTAAACAGCAGTACCTTTAACAATGCGAAAATTTGAAATATAACCGTTAAAATAAGCACTGCTAGCATATACGCCAAGTACACTTGCATTTGCACTTGAAAAAACAGTGGCAGGAAAACCATTAATTGTAAGTCCTAAAACTCCATTGAAAAATCCTCTAACGGTTGAACCACTTTTTGTCACTGCAACATGATGCCATGTGTTGTCTGTATAAGTTCCGAAGGTCTGAAAGAGATAGGTCCAGGCGTTGCCAGCCTGGCTGCTTGTGAATTGCACTTGCCTTGAACTATTAGCTGTAATAATTATTCCAGTGAAACCACCGGTGTCGTCTTGAGTCCAGATTGCATTGTTTGAAGATGCTTGTGCACCAGTACAGTACATCCAGAATTCTATAGTCCAATCTCCATTTGTTAGCTTTAAAGCTGAATTATTCGGAATACTTAAATAATCCCCAGTACCATCAAAATACCCCGAGCCACCGTGTGTGGCAGGTAAGTATTCTGTAGTAGGGGCGAATGGTGAGAAGGCCTGCACTGATACATCACCGTTTTTAGTTATAGTGAAATTATTTGTACTGTTATCAATTAGTTGATTACTTTGACATGTTAATAAACTTGTATTTGCAATAGCTGTTAGCGGACTGGTTGGTGGGGTAAAGGCTGATGTATAAACTGCCGACCCTTTTAGAACACGAAGATTTGAAATATATCCATTTATAGTTCCATTCCAATATTGTCCGATCCTGAATCTTGGTGTGCTTCCTCCATTTAATGTAATTGTGGCACTACTTGAAGTATTGCCCTCATCAACTCCATTTAGATACAGTCTTATAACTCCGGAATTTCTTACTATGGCAACATGATACCATTGTGCAATAGATAATGTGCTAGTAGATGCAATTAAAAAAGCAGCGTTGTTAATATTTTCTACCCAAATACTTAATTTATTAGACGCCGTTGCATGACTTATGATAGCGGCAAATGCTCCACTAGTAAAACTGCCCTGATTACTTGATATTGGGGCAGAAAGACTTAAAGAATTCAGGTACATGAAAAATTCAATGGTAAAGTTGCCATCTAAAACTAAACTGGTATCACCTGGGGTTAGTAAGGAATCACTAGTACCATCAAAATAATTACTCCACCCTGTTTGGCTGAATGGTGAGAACGATCCCTGTGTGGCGTTGCCACTGCGAGTAATTAAATGATTGAGACTAGATTGATCAACAAATCTGTGATTATTTTCACCAATACGAGATTGTAATGTTAATAGACTTGTGTTTGCAATAGCTGTTAGTGGACTAGTTGGGGGAGTAAAGTTTGCTGTATAAAGTGCAGTGCCTTTTAATACACGAACATTTGATATGTAACCAGTAAAATAACGAGTATCTCCAATTTCTGCCCACCGGCCAATTGAAGCGCCCAATGTAGACCCTGTTGTTATGTTGCTGCTATTTGTTACAGATCCGTCTTGAATCCCATTTAGAAACAACCTTAAAGATGTGCTTGATCTTGAAATTGCAACATGATACCAAGTATTCAGTAGATAAGTTGTTGCTCCTGCTATAATATTGGAACCATTCCAAATGTTAAATTTTCCGCTTTGGATGTACAAACTCATTGATGCTGTAGAGTTTGGCCCTTGTCCGTAAATATATGCATAATCTGCAGGATTAACTGTAATATAGACCCACATCTCTATAGTAAAATCTCCGGTACTATAAGTGAAAGCTGAATTTGTAGGAATCGTTAAGTC